GCCGACCTTAGCGTCTGTCTGCACCCACCAAGCGGTAGTTGAAGTCAAACGAGACAAGTTAGCTTGGCCGCCGTTGATCATGCCCATCGAGTTGATCGGGTTGATGTCGTTGTTGCCAGTACCTGCGCGCAGGACGGACTTCAACAGCACTTCACCTTGGAACACGTTGCTAGGGCTCAACACAAGCTTCTCAGGAGTCAAGCGGATACGCTTACCATTGTTGTCAATGGCGTTGCGGATCTGGATGAGCATCTGCTCAAGCGAGGTCTGTGACAAGTTGGCAGCTGTGGTTAACACGTTGCTAAATGTACCGGAAGCGATAGGGTGGGCGGAGTTAACCAGCGACACGCCGTCACCACCTGCATACGAGCTATTGAAAGCGCGATTCAGGATGTTGGCACACAGGGTTTCTTTCGTCTCAATCAGGGACTGTGCCAAGTGTTTGGCGTAAGTCTGACCGATAGAGATGTGGTCGCCGTCTTCTACGAGGACCTTGGTCAGGGCAAAAGCCAGACCGTAGACCTTATAGACGTAACGTGCATTGAACAGGACGCCACCGGCTTGGTAGGTCACTGGCATGCCGTCAGGCAACTCAGGAGCCGCTCCAAAACCGTACAAGACGGGTTCTTCGTGGTAGTTACGTGGGATACCGTTACGCTCAGTGAAAACTTGTTTCCACTCATCAGCGCGTTGGTTATACAAGCCATCGAACTCTTCGTTCAAGATGGGCTCAACAATGGACCTAAAGTCCGTACTGCGCATTGGGACAGCCATTTTTTAGCTCCTTAGTAAGCGTTGATGGTGGCAACGTCCTGATGCTCAGAGATCTGAACTTGGACAATCGTATAAGCATCACCCCATGCGTTATCGGGACCGGGGGTAATTCCGATCACGCGCATAGAGGCAGTGCCACCTGAAGCTACAACTGAAGCGGTATCCAATGTGCATGTGCTGAGACCAACCACGGTAGAACCGGAAGTGATCGAAGCAAAGTCAAATTGGTTACCGATGTTGCTGATGTTCACAGAGCCATTGGCTTGGATCTGATAAACGATAGCTGGATCGCGTGTGATATACGCGGTCACATCAGTTGCAGTGGTGTTCGCAATGAACTTGTTGGATACACGACGACGGCCATCGCTGTCGGTGAATTCAACACCCATGAAAGTGCCGACGAAAGCATCGCCAACAGCAGCCGGAGTTACAACGCCAGTGGAAGTATTGATCTTCACAGGTTGGTATTGCAACAAGGTCACTGCAGCATTGTTCGCCAACGTAAAGGCTGCCGGACGCACGAAACCACTTGCGTGGTAAACGGGCTGGAAGCCAAACGGTGTGCTAGTAGTAGACATGTTTGCGTTTCCTCAAAAGAGAATTATTGGATTGATCATAGCTCTTCAAATTTAGCTCGACCAGGATTTTCGCGCAATGCCGCAATACCATCACCCTCAATCACACGTCCGCCTGCAGCTGCTGCAGCTTCTTTAATGCCGTCCAAGATGGCTGTGAGCTTCTCATCTTCACGTGCAGGAGCGTCATGGTGAGCTTCTTGCATGAATCGTGTATAGAGAGACAACGGCAGCTTGAATGCAAGCATCTCGTTGACACCAATAAACCCTTGCCATTCGCCTGTCTTAATGGTTACGTATTCCCAGCCAGGCACGTCGTCGGCTTTTATAGGTTGATAACCCAACCGGATCCGTTGCTGAATGGAGTCGCGGGGGTTAGTGGTAGTCAACCAACATGTGTGAAAGCCAGGGATCTTTGGCAGATCTGGCAATGCGTCTTGGAAAAATTGAGATCTAAACATCTCAACACGATCTTCGTCGCTAATGGCACGGTCTTCAGTCACATTGCGTTCTGTGGCTCCACGTGATTGGCGTACGAGATCAGGGGATTTTTTTAAGCGTTCATCAGTCATTTTCCTCACTCCTTTCAGCGAGTTGAATTGTTTTCACGGTCCCACTTTGCGTACTGTTTTAAGTAGCGTTGGCGTAGGACGGGGTCTTCCCAAACTCCAGCATCAGTCATAGCTTGCTTTCGTTCTGGGGAGATGTATACTTCACGGCGGGTAGATTGCGGAGCTTGGTCTCTGCTAGCGCCAATAGGCGGACCTCTGCGTTGTCCGCGGCGATCATCGTCTTGACTGTCGTCATAGTTCCCGCCTCCTTTAATGTCTGGCAATCGCTTGGCCACTCGCTTGTCTAGCTCGCGCCAATATGCCTCTGTTTTTGGATTATAGCCAGATTCTACCAAAGACTGATCTATTGCTAAAACAATCTTTGAGGCCTCGTCCTTGGCATTTGGATCGTACCAGCTGTTCTTAGACACCCATTCTTGGGCAAAGCCTGCAACGTCTGGATCAGGACCTGGAGCTTGCTGTTGGGCTGGCTGCTGAGATTGCTGGTGCAGATCTTGGGCGACTTGGTTCTGCTGGTGCTTGTGGACCTGAAGTTGCTGCACCTTCTGCATAGCTTGGTCGCGGATCCGCATAGCCTTGGCAACATCGTCACCGTTACCGACATCAATGGCTTGGGCAATGATTCTTTCCGCGGCCTTAACTTCTGCAACCGTGTCAGCAATACGGTCGTCGATGGTCGAAATCGCATTTCCTACGACGGACTTCTCAACTTGGAACATGCGCTTTTCAAGCGACTCGTTCCGTTGCCTCAGGAAGTTGAGCTCTGTTTTATCCCGCTCAATTGCCTGTTTTCTACGCGCTGCGCGATCTGTCTTCTCTTCGCGGCGTTTGCGGCGTAATTCTTCGCGGTCCTCATTGTCTTCTGAAAGACGCGAATCCTCGGGGTGGTCGTCGTCTTCGTCCTCGTCACCTTCTTTAGTGGTTACGGGGACAAACTCAACTTCCTGAGGCTTACCCTTCTTTTGGTCCTCATCATCTTCGATGAGCATATTTTCTCCAGCCATTGCCTGCTCCTTTCAGCAGTTAGATAAACGCACGGATCGCAGTGGGATCTCCAGTGACCTTGGCAAGAACGTCCAGGTCATTAAACATCACAAATTCGATCTCCTCGTCACCGGACTTTACTGTCCAACGATCACCGCCGTATTTAGGCACACGGACGTAGGCGCCAACTTCACACCAGGAGCCTTCAGGCCACAGTTCCATGGTGTTCCGATTCTTGTAAGCCAATGTTCCGACCGCCACAACTTTGGCGATCTGCGTATTGCTGGCTTCTGTTTTTCTCGCTTCTTCCGGGATGTAGATACCGCCAGCCGTCTGATTCTTGGCTTTGCGGACTTGAACAATCACGCGTGAGCCCAAAGGCTCGTGACAGCAGTCTACAGTTGGGAAGGCCTCGTCCAATGAGGCGTAAGTGAAGGACATGGGGGTTTCAAGTAGCATTCGCTTCTCCGTATGCTGGGGTTAAAGATCTCGACTATCATTCTCAATATCACGGTGAATCCGTTCAATCAGCTGGATGGCTCGGTCAAGGCCTGCATAGACGCCCTGACGTTTTCCATATTCAAAGCCGATGTCCTTGCCTTCTGCTGTCTGCACTTTGATGGCCTCAACGGCCAATGCCATCTGCTCGGCTCGGATTGTCGTGATGATTTTTGCTAACACTTATCGGCGCCCGCCCATGACGGTAGAGATCTTGTCAGGACCTTTTCCGCGTTGGCTGTTTGTGCCGCCGTTGCCGCCGCCTTCGCCTGTAACCTTTTCGGTCTGCATCTTGGGCACGGTCTTATAGTTTGCATCTGGCAAACCTGGGGTTGGTGAAGGATCGCTAGCGATCTTCTTGGCTTTTGGGTAACCTTTACCCATGGCCATTTGTTTGTGTAAGCTGACTGCTACCATTATTTACTCCTTATGAGCGCGGGTTAGGATTTATCCCGGTCCCTGTTGAGACCGCGATTCTTTCGCCAGTTGCTACCTCAAGGGCGGCAAGCTGCTTGGCTGTTTGGTTGTCGGACTCGTTCATCTCCAAGCGAGCCTGGATCTGGGCGCGAGTACGTTCGTCTTCTGCTTGTTGGCGCAGCTGCTCAATTTGAAGCTGGTTCTGCAACTCTTGGATGCGAGCTTGAATCTGAGCCTGCGTGTCTTGGCTGCGAGCCTGGATCTCTGCTTGTTTGAGCTGAGCATCTTGGGCAAGCTTGGCCTGTTGAGTTTGTGCCGTTGCCTGATCCTTGGCCTGCTGGTTCTGAAGTTGCTGCTGAGCAATCTGGACGCCTGGATCCTGTGGAGGTGGCGGCTGCATTTGTTGCAGCATCTGAATAGATTGTTCGATGATCTGTGGGATCTGGCCAAAGGCCTCTTGGCTCTGCTTGGTCACGATCTGGCTTGTTGTGGCCAGCAGCTTGTCAAGCGATTGTTTCTCCTCTGTCGTCGCGTCCTTTTGGATCTCGCCAATGTCAACTTCGGCAGCACCTGAAGCTTCTTCGTAGATCTGAGTTGCATACCAAAGGACCATATGCTCTTTTATGTGGTCAAGCATCATGGGAATAAACGCAGGGCCAATGGCCTTGTTGTTGCCAAACATCGGGTTGGTCAGGAAGTCCAAGTGGACCTGCAAGTGAGCCAAGTGGTCTTGCTCAGGGAAGGCCACAACAGGGCGACGCATCGTCATCGCAATGTTCTCGTTGACAGCATTCAGCTCTAATGGCTTAGGTGCAGGTAGCAAGAGGTCCTTACCTTGAGGCACCTTTAAGCGCTCAAGGAACATGGTCTCAACCTTGCGGAGATCGTACAGCTGAGGCATCTTCTCGGCCCGCTGCATGACTGCCTGCACTTGAGCAAAGCGCTGGGCTTCGCTGAAGATGTTGGGATCGCTGACTGGCACCACATTCATTGGGCCATCAAAGTCGCTACGCTTAACCAGCAGCTCGCCTGTCTCGTCGTAGACTTCGGCTTCTGTTAAGTAGGTCTTATTCAGGCGGAACAACAACTTCAGCACACGGCCCATTGAGTTGTGCAAGCGAGCATGAATTGCTGAAAACACAACCATGCCCTGTTCCATGCGAGCCAAGGTGGTTCCAACGGGGACGTTAGCGTTGCTGTCAGCCAAGTCTTCAAAGGTTGTGCGGACAACGTTTTGGCTTGCATCAACCAAGAAGCCAAGTAGCGTAAACAGGACTGGGCTTGGTGGGTTGTAAGGCATTGGCATAAGCATCTTGCGGATGTCGTCTTGGCCAAATGAACCTTCGATCTCTTTCACTTCGGTTGGGTCAACGCGGTCTGTTTGGCCGCCTGTTCCTGACTTAAGCTTTAGTAAGCCTGGGAAGTTGTTGATGTGGGCAGAGTCAAGCAAAGCTCGCAAAGCACCTGTTGCAGCGGCACTTAGGCCGCCAATCATGTGCGTCAGGCCAATCGGATACGCGCCACGCCAAGGTACGAATGGGAATTCAACCATCCATTGCATCTCTTGCTTGGTCTCATCGTCTTCTTCCCAGTTGCGATAGATGGCCAACACGTTTTGCGTTGCCTTGTCTAAGCTGATGACATATGGAGCCAAGCCGTATTCATCGTTGAAGTCGTGGATGATGTAGCACTCATAGGTAGTGCGTAGACCATCAATGTTGTAACTATCGGACTGCCGACCTTCGATCTTGTTGTTGGCTGTCTCTGCCTTTGATTCGTCAGGCGGCAGCGGACTGGCCATTAGGTCAACGTCCATGTACATACCAGACTCAACACGCTTTTGATACTCAATGCGAGTCAAGTACTGCACATGCGTCTTGCGCTCAGCTGAATAGAAGTTGGTTGCTGCAAACGGCAAGTAGACGTCGTCGATTGCAACGAACTGAGGCACAGGCCGCTTCTTGTTAGTGTCCCAGGTGATTTTGAGGTACTGGCCACCACCTAAGGGCAGTTGCGTTGATAGCTGCTCAAGCTCAGACCTAAACTCAGGCATCTGCTCGGTCATTTGCCAGTTCATGAACTTGACAAGGCGATCTGCTTTTTCTTGCTTCTCAAGAGTAGGCTCGCCAACGATCTTGTCTCTAGCTGGACCATCAGGCGGAAAGAGTTCCTTCATGACGCGGGCTGAGAAGTCCACGCAGCCTTGAGTCAGCATAGGGTGAACAACCTTGCTGGCTCCTGTGAACGATGCGCCACCTGGGGCATCATCACCAAGGCCTGTACGACGCAGACCTTCTTCGTATTGCTCATCCCGCTTCTTGCGGGCTTCTTTGTCTTTTTCTAAGATGTCGCAGAGTTCTGATCCAAGGCTTGACAGTTCCCAAGTGGGCATGTTCTCAGCAAGGTTGGCATAAAACTCAGAATCGGCTGGTGTTGGCGAGTCGTCAAGCGTGACCATTGCACCACCGTCATCGGTATCACGGACCTTGGAGTCGTCCTCAACCTCGTACATCTCGCCGTATTCTTGTTCGTTGTCAGCCATTCAATACTCCGGTTAGATCGCGTATGGGTTCACAAGCCTTGGCTTGATCTCCCGTTCAACTTTGTCTTCTGCTTTTCTGGTGACTGAGAGACTATTGCGATCGGCAAGCAACCTAAGCGCTTGCGTCGTTGAGTCCACAAAGTCGTCATGCTTAATCGATCCTTCACCATGAAAGCTGCACAGCTGCGAGATTAAAGGGTCCGCCCAAGAGCGAGGGCTCCCAGGCCGTTTGTCCGATTCTACCACCCAAATGAATCCATGTGCAAATAAATGCGAGACCGCGTGCAGGCGTTGAAGCTTGTCGGCACGGCCAGGGTTGTAGGGATAGGCAAGGATGTCCTCACGGGCTAACATCTGACGCAGGCTGATGCCAGATCCTTTGTCCTCGATGATCATCAGGTCAGGCTGCTTGCCCCCAAACATCGATTGCTTTGGGCCGATCAACGGCTTAATCATAGGCCTAAAGTCCTCGTCGCCATACCGCACCGCCCATTCTTTCTTGACCCGTTCGATCAGACCAGGCAGGCCTAGGTGATCTTGCCAGCAGTCAAGCAGCAGGAAGGCCGGCTTCTTCTCGTGTCGAAAGACGCCCCAGACCGAGCACGCGGTTGGATCAGGGTCATGGCTCTTGCGGTCTACGGACTTCTCTGTGAAGGCCGTGTCAAGGCTCATGACGATGTAGTCAAGAGGCGGCAAAGGCTTGTCGGCCGGCCAGAGTTTGAACCAGCTACGCTTGATGATGCCTGTTTCTTCGGGGTCAATAACCTCGGCATGGATCTCTTGTCGTCCGAGTTGAGTTCCCTCGTATTGCGTGATCTCAGCAAGAAAGGATTTGGCAAGGTTTGCGGCGTTGTCATAGGTAGATCCACGGGTGATGCGAATTCGGCTGTTTTTCTTTTCAGCATCCTTGATCAGCTTACGAACCAGGTCGATAGGCTTAGGTGTCGTTGTGATGATGACACGGGGATCGTCGCCCAGGCGCAGACCGAACTTCATCATGTCCCATGTCTCGTCAACGTACTGCCAGGCAGCCAGCTCATCGCACCAGACTCGGTGGAACTGAGGACCGCGCAAACGACTAGGCTCCTCAGCCGAGAAGCCTCTGATCGATGATCCGTTCTTCAGGGTGATCTCGCCGATGGACCGGTTGTAGTTGTCTATGAGGTAATGAGGCACCACGTTCATGATGCCTGAGTCACCCTCAAAGCAGACGCCTCTGATGTCACCTGAGGTTGGCGCGATGACGCCGCAGCGCACGCCAGGGTTGTCGGCAGCATAGTTGCCAATGTCCTCGGCTCCTGTCCTTGTCTTACCGAAGCCACGACCAGCCAAGATCAGCCAAACGCCCCAATCACCTGCTGGCGTCATCTGCTGCTCACGAGCCGTGGCTTTCCACTTCAGCTTCCAGGCTATGTGAGCTAGGTCTGCTAGATCCAGGGTCGCGAGGTTTGACTGGATAGTCGTTAGCTCGGCCTTAGATAGGATCATTTGCCGCCAGCGTTTAGCTTGCCAATGAGGTCGGTGATCTGTCCAACAAGCTCAAGCCTTGCTTCAATGGGTCCGCCATCGGGTCCGGTGATCTCAACAGACCGCTTCTTGGCGTGACCATACTGAACCAGTTCCTTCATGCAGTCCTTGCGGACCAAGAGGTCGTGATTAGGGTCAAAAGCCATCTCTGCCAATGCCTCGAGAGGATCTCCGTGCTTCTCAACGATCTTGTCGAAGATCTCTTGGCGCTCGACGTTGCGCTTGTTGACGCTGCCTTTTGGTCGACCAGCGCCTGGAACCTTCTCGCCTTTCTTGAAAGCCATGTTCAGCACTCCTTGTATTTTCTTCCTGTTATTCTAATACGGACTGCGGGATCGCGTAAACAGTTGTCTTTACCTAGTACAAGTACTAGCAAAAACCAAAAACGCTATAGAGTAGTTTTTAGAGCCAATACAGAGAGGATCAATACTCTCTTTTTTCAGACACGGGGATCTTATGATTTAAAAAGACGAGCGAACGAGTCTTCTTTCAGTAGTAAATAAAACATGTCCTCTCTGTATTGGGTAAAAAAAGTGTATATAGCTTTTTTGGTTCGTTTGTGTCATTTCCGCGCGATTTTTAGCCTTTTTATGCCTCTGGAGCACAATTACTTGATATAACTCAAAAAATTTCGTAGTATAATCAACCATCTTTAACTCCAGGAGCGAATCCATGGGTCGTCCAATCGAAGCCACTTTTCCCTTAGACCTCGATACCGTTAAGCTGTTAATTTGGGTCAGCGAGTATGGTTCTGGCCAACCAAACATCAGTCGCCTGTACGACAAGGAAGCTGCTGACGGCTTGGAGCTTGGTCGCGGTACCTTTTTCGGCGCAGTCAAAGGTCGAAATGTCACGTCTGATACCGTCCGCAAGATCGATGAGCTGATTGCAATTCGCGGCTGGCATGGCCGATGGATCGAACATCTGCAAGAAGAACACCACAAGCGGGTCATTCAGGCCTTCAATAAGACTTCGACCAATTGCTCCGTGTGTGGCACGTCTTGCTCTCATTGTGGTGAAGCCAAATCCGAGAAACGTCGCAAGGCCATCTTCGACTACCTAAAGATCGACCCAACAAACCTTGGCTGCAAGGTGCGTGATCGCGAGGAATAAAAAAAGGGGGCTGTTAGGCCCCCTTAAAACTTCTCAGCCGGCAACTGCGTTTTCCCGGCAGTTCATTGTAAACCTATCCCAATCCAGCTGGACTAGATGCAATGTTGTGAGAGTCTACCAAGGCCCGCAAAGCCTTGTTTTCCGCCTTTATATCCCCCAGCAGCAAGTCTAGGTCCCTGGCGTCGGTCGACAGGCCTAAACCGCGCAGTTCCTGAAGTTCCGCCAGAAGACCATCTAGATCCCTCTTATTAACCAGGACATAGTCATCGACAGGATTTAATTCCTTGTTGACCTGGGGACCACCTGATGAGCCCAGGACACGCTTAATCCACTGTTTCATGTGTTCTTCTCCTTGAGTTTGGCTTCTAAAGCACGGGCAAATTTCAATTCTGAGAAATTATTAAAGTTATCCGTTGCAATTACTTCGGCCTCGCATATTTCCGCAAAAGTCAGGTCTACCCAAGGGCGTTGGTAAACTTGGATGTCATCGTCTTCTTCTGCAATGTATCCCGCACTTGTAAGCCTTGCCACAGGCTCTTGTGCTGGCTGCTTATGTTCGCACCCATTAAGTTCGCCACACCATTTGCAGCCGTGGCGAAACGCAATAAGCGGTTCTCGCTGTGTTGGCTGTGCCAAGGCTTTAGCATCAAGGAATTTGACGGCCTCAGCTATTAAAGAATGTCTCTCTTGATAGAGTTCACCTGTATAAATACCGTCATCAGGGACGTTGCATACATAAGCAAGCAACTTTTGAAATACTGGCCCCTGCTCAGGTTCTTGTGCTGGCTGATACTGTGGAAATGCTGGTATGTTGTTCATTCCTCATCCTCCTCAGGTAGTTCGTCAAGTAGGTCTGCCTCGCAGCAGTCGCTGACCTCCACAAGCCGGATGTCAACTCCTGTTGCTCCCCAGTACTCGTATTGGCCAATGCCTTCGTCAATGGTTATGGTACAGCATTCCTTTAGGCAATGCTCGCAGTATGTAGTCATTTGACAAACAGGCATTCGTTGTGGTGCCTGATCGCCCTTGAGTCTACGTACGTCTCGCCGCAACCGGCTGACCATTCCAAGAGCATGAGCACCATGAAGCCCAGCATGATTGCGCCAATGGTGGCTTGCAGCAGCCACATTCCAACCGCCTTTAAGTACTTCATACCGTCTCCTTGTGAAAGATAATCTGTAGCAGATGCTTCAAGTCGCTGATACCGCCGTTGCAATAGTGCAGATTGGGGTGCTTGCGATACTTACTTTGAACCGAATGGTTGATGAACTTGGTCATAAGGATAGTGTGCTCCTTGTTGAATGCCTGCATGCTTACCGCCTGCTCCGCTGTCACGAAGGTAAAGTCAATCTCCGGTCTCGACTGCTTGACGCATTCCATCTGATGTCCGTTGAGTCCGACGATCAACGAGGTTGGCCGCTTGACCTTGACCTCCTTGCTGCGTATCGTAAGCTTTTCTAGGTGTGCATCTAGCCAGCCTTTTTCTAGCATGACAGATGGCTTGTCTAACTCATCTTGCGTGACGTACCGCCCAATTTGCTTGTCTTCTATCTTCGCAAGGATCCGGTCAGCGAGGGCATCAATGAACAGCTCAAAGACTTCGCCCAGCGTATCAAGCTTCTTGGCAGGTGGCTCAGGCAATGGCAAGGGCTCTACGGCAGGCGCAGGCAGCGACTTGGCAGTTTTCTTGCGATGCTCTTCTGCCTTGGCCCTGGCAGACGCAATCATAGTCTTGTAGTTGAAGACACGCTGGTCACTGATAATAGACCGGCGCTCGTAAGGTATGACCTCCTCTTGGGCATTACGCAGCAAGACTTTGCTGGGGATAATGTACGGCTTGGAGTAGCACATGTCGACCATGCACTCGTGAAGCGCGCGCTTTTCTTCATTTGTCCATACTATTCTCATGATGCATCCTTCAAGTAAAAGCCGTTGATCTGGTCTTCGGTAGCGTAAAACGCATTCTTTGATGCGTAGAGTCCGACGTACTCGTCGCTAACGACAAGCACATGGCCATTGCGCAGCGTGATGAAGTCCAGCATATTTCCACCGCCAGAATTTTCGGTATCGATTGACACGACATTGGTGCCGTCAATGATGTTGCTTAGTTCTAGTTCCATGATCAGAGTTCCTCTTGTGCGACGATGATCTTGTAGCCAAGAGACTTGATCGCGTTGATGGTGGTTGGTTTGAGAGTCTTTGTGCCAGCGATGTCGGCAAAGATTTGTGCAGTCTCGCAGACTGGATAGACAGTCTTTTGGCCGTAGACAGATGTGATGCGTACAGTAATTTCCATGATATTGCCTTTCTTCTTTCTAAACGAATCTAGCAGAGACCGGTATGTAGCCGTACTTTTTCCACTCCATCCGAATCAGCGGAGTGTATGGGGTCTTGCTAACGTCCGCGATTGTCATTGCGTTATGAACTTGCGCGCGAATTCTATAAATTTCACTCTTGCTCATGATAAACCTTTCTTCTTTCTTAGCACTGCGGAATGCTGTGCTTGGTTGCATTCTAGCGTGAAACTACGCACTGCGCGCATTATTTGCAAAATATCTACTGGGACATGTACTAGTATTTAATTGCTCGCACTGCTGCACTACGTAGTAGAATGCTTGCATTAAAAGGAATTTCCACATGAGAGTAACAGTCGCTAAAAAGATCGCCCACGAGAATGGCATGTCGCTGGAGTATGACAACAACATGCGCCTCTATATCTTGCAAGACAAGGAGCAAGGCTGGCCTGACCAGTTCTTCCCGGGCAGCGCGCTGCGGACCATGGACAACGACGTGTTCATGTCTTTCTTCCTGCGCATCAAAGAAGCCTAACTTAGCCATTCTTTCCACTCGTCGCCTAACACCTGCGACGAGAGCATCTTCTTCTCACGTAAGGCCTTGACGATCTTCTCGTCAACGGACTTCCGGCAGATCAAATCCACATAGGTCACCGTATTCTTCTGGCCAATCCTATGCGCCCGATCCTCTGACTGCAGCCGGTGCTCCAGGTTGTAGCTGTTGCTGTAGTAGACCACGTTGGTTGCAGCCGTCAGCGTAATGCCAAAGCCGCCTGTCTGAGGATTGCCCACGAAGTACGTGCAATCAGGGTCTGTCTGAAAGCGGCGGACAGCTTCCTGCCGATCCTCATTAGACGTGTCTCCGTAGTAAGACACAATCGCCTTCTTACCAAACTCTTCCTGCAGCCTTGCTTCGATGTCTTTGATGTCTGACCTATAGTTGGCCCAGATAATGACCTTGCCTGAAGCCTCGTCAAGCACCTCCATGAGCGCCTTCATCCGGTTGTTCTCAATGGGGATGACTGTACCATCGTCCGTAGTAAGGTGGCCGCACACCAACTGGTGAAGCCGAAGCAGCTTGGTAAGCACGATGGGAGCCGAGACCAGTTGGCCATCCAGTTCTGCCATAGCCTTTTCACGCAGCGACTTGTAGTGCTTCTTCTGCTCGTCCGTAAGTTCCACTTCGTAGTATTGGTAGATCTTCTCAGGCAGGTCCAGGCACTCAAGCTTGGTGCGGCGTGATGACCACGTCTGAATTGACTTGGTAAGCTCATCGAGGTTCTTGAAGCCCTTGACCTTGGTGAACGCCCTATTGCCTGCCGTGATCTTAACCATCTCAGCGTACTTTGCACGGAACGTGTAGAAGCTAGTGAAGCCTAGCAGATGTGGATTAAGGAACCAGGCCTGGCTGAACAGGTCCAACGGATTATTGGTCACCGGAGACCCTGTCAGGATCCGTCGGTAGTCCGCCTTCCTGCCTATCTTAAAAGCAGCCTTAGTGCGCTTGGCATCCCTGTTCTTAATGGTTGTGGATTCATCGATCACCATTAGGGTCCGGTGGCAGTTGACAAAAGATTCTGCGGTCTTGAAGCTGCGGTCAAAGGCCAAGGCCTCGATGTTCATGACGAAGATCTTCAGCGGCTCCATGGGCGTTAGCAGCAGGTCGTAGCTCTTCTTAAGTTCGGTGCTTGCTGCCGAGTCCCAGTAGGTTCCCACCCAGTCGATATAGTCCGGCATGTGTTCAGGCAGCTCCTTGGTTACCCAGTTGCGGTATGAACCCTTGTTGCCCAGGATGAACACGGCATTGATCTTGCCTGTCGCATATAGCCACGCAGCAGTGTCGACGGTGGTCTTAGACTTGCCCAGCCCCATCTCCCAAAACAGGGCATATTCATCCATGTCCCTGCTGAGCAGGAAGTCAGCGTCTTGATGGTCGAACGGCTTGGTCTTGTATTTGTAGTCAATCATCTTTATTGAGCTCCTCAAAGCCGTAAAACCATTCATCCTTAGCACTCCACTTTGCGTGGTTCTCAACGCTGTAAGTCTCTGTTGGGATCTTGAAGTCAGGAGTCTTTAGGACGGCGGGCACTAGCGACACGTCATACCATAGGCAACGGTTGTTCGGCTGGCAGGCGTATTGGCCGTTGTCGAGCTGGATGAAGTTGTAGCTCTTATGCTCCTGCACCCCTTCGCTGAAGCTAATGTCAATGCGGTTAGTGTCAGGAGACGCGAAGTCGATGGTGAACAGGTAATTGCCAAAGTGGAACTGCTTATCCTTGCCAAAGAACTTGACCTTGAGACCTCGCAGGTTAGACTTCTCAATGACCGCCATGTCGTATGACAGGCAGTCCCAGATCTGCAGAAAGTCTAGCGGCAGCGGATTGTCCACCGGCTTCCAGACGTACGCGCTGATAGGCAGCTTGTCATACAAGGCCCCATAGTTCGTCAGCATGCATTCGATTCTGAATGCTTGGCCCTTGATAGCCTTGGCCGTCATCCATACGCAGGGCTCAAGTTCGCCATGCCCTGACTCTTGGTTGTACAAGAATTCTTTGCGGACAAAACATTTTACAGGAGGGATATTTGCAACTAGAAAGCTCATAAGTCAAAGTACCTTTGGGTGCGTGGTGTGATGATGTGTAGGTTCTTCTTGGTTCTGGTCGCTGCAACATAGAACACGCGAAGCTCGTCGTCTTGATTCTCTTGGTAGCCATCGTAGGTCTTGGGGCTAAGGTCCGTGATAAGCAGCACGTTGTCCGCCTCGCCACCCTTGCTGCCATGGATCGTGCTGATGGTGATGCGGGGGTCGCCACTTAAAGATTCGCCTTGTCTTAATGCGGCCAGGAAATACTCCTTCTCCTCGTCGCTGATGCGGTCAAGGGCCACGTGCCAAATGGCCTTGGTCTGCAGCCCGTACTTCGCCTGCAGCAGGTCCATGTTGACCATGTCTTCTGTCAGAGTCTTCAAGGACAGGTGGCCGTGATCGACCATCCGCTTTGAC